GTGCTAATAACCCTGCTAACAACCCTGCTAATAGTTATCTGTTGCCATAGGCGCCTTGCTTAACGTCATAATCCCCTCTTTGGCATCAAAAGGTAAGAAAACGGAGAAGGTGAAGAGAAGGACGCCGACCAATAGCGGCCAGTTCGCCCCTCTCAAGGAGTATGACCCCAGCCGCCACAAGGCTGTGCTGGACGGGCTGAAGAAGGGCGAAGGCATCCACGCAGTCGCCGCTCGTACCAAGACCTCTCACGGCACCGTACAGCGCATCAAGCACTCTCACGCCGATGAGCTAGGGCAGTGGAAGCAGCGAGTATCCACCAAGCTGGGGCAAGCCATTGAAGCGATTGGGGACAGCTTGGCCGATGATCCCGACCAAATACCTAGTGGCCAGAAAGCCGTCACCCTTGGGATCTTGGTCGATAAGAAGGCTGGACTGGATGGGGACAACGTCACGCATATCGTTCACCACAAGGGACTTACGCACACAAGCCTGGCGGACCAGATCCGGTCCCTAAAGGAGGCAAAACCAGGCGAAGGGGACAGCACTCAAGTCATTGACCTGGAGGCGGTTAACGGCGAGCAGCAGCCGAAGTAAATATAATAGCTATTGTGCGAATAAAACAGCCGATGAACACACCTACCCTGCTGCCCCGCAACGACTTAGGCACCACCCCAAATGGGGGGCGGGGGGGGTCATTTTCGGGCAGCGAAATGAATCGTGACGGGTTAGGGCCTATACCTTTTTTTGGCAAAAAGACCCCCCTTTACGCCTATATTAACCTATCTTTGGCGGTTTTATCTAATTCCGGGAGTGATTGGCCTGGACTGCCTGAGTGGCGCCCCTTCGAGGAATTTTTTGGTTTGGCCTCGGAGGGGTCTCCCCTTCCCTTTTAGTGATGTTATTGGCTGATGGATTTGGTGATGCGTTTGTTGGTGTTGGGCGCCAGGCTAGTCGTGATTTGGCGGTTTATGATGAGGACACGTGCATAGAGGTGTTGGTGAGTGGGGGGTGCACCTATGAGGAGGCCCGGGAGCATTTTGAGTTTAATGTTGTGGGGTCATATGTGGGTGAGGACACCCCTATTTTTGTGAAGGCGAGCACTTTGCGCGAGGTGATGGAGGATTATGGTGATGAGTGAGGCATCGATGTTATTGGTTAATGAGGGGGTTAGGAGCTTGGCAATTGCGGTGTTGGCGAAGGCTGGTGAGGATTATATCAAGTTAAAGAGGGGCAGCAGGAGGATGGCTAAGTTGGATGGTTGCCTGGTGCCTCGCGAGGAGGAGTTGGAGCGGATTGAGGGTTTTTTTGGGAAAAGAGGCGCCCAGGAGTATGTGGATTTGGCGGGGTTGAGTTTGGATCCCTCGGCTATTTTGCGGAAATTATGATGTGGTATTGGATGAAGAGGGTTGAGGCTGAGACGGGGTTGACTCGTGAGGAGGTTTTGGCTGTTCCTGGCATAGGGGGGCACTTGAGGTTGTCCAAGGTTGGGAGGAATGAGGCGTATCAGGTTAGCCAGGAGGGGTTGGCGATATTGAAGGGGGTTGAGGAGGCGGCTAACCAGGCGCCGAGGATGGTGAGGATATTGCAGAGGCCGATTAACAAGAGGCTCCTGGTTGTGGATATGGAGGGGTCCAGGGAGAAGGTGTTTGTGAGGGACAACCGCAATTTTAGTGTGGGCAACCAGATAGAGGTTGAGTGGAGAGACAGATGGGAGCCAACGGCGAGATATCGGGAGAGGGTGACCAAGGCGTTAGCCTAGAGGTACAGATCTCTCAATTTGAGGATGCTTTGATGGTGGCGATATCGAGAGCATACGAGGAGTACGATTTGCCACAGGAATTGATTTGGGGGGTGTTGGTGAAGGTGTTAGGGCGAGAGTTGGTTTTTCACCTGGGCGGAGAGTTTTTTGGTGAGGAAGAGGGGGAAGGTGAAGAGGGAGAGGGAGAGGAGTGGAAGACCTGTTGAGGGCGGAGTATTTACCAATAGCGGAGAAGAGGGCTATTACTGTTTGGCAAAATTCGCCGGCCAACAATGATTTGTATTTTATCCTGTCGCCTAACAACAGCGGGAGAAAGGTCCAGGGTTATTTGGATGGTGTTCTGACCGAGGCTGGGGAGATCCGGGCTGTGGTGGAGATGAAGTGTCGGGATGCGGACTGGTGCACGTTTGAGAATGCCTGGGACAAGGAGGTAATGATCAGGCGAAACAAGCTGGAGAATGGCAAGAGGGGGAGCCGGTTGTTTGGTGTACCGTTTGTGCTCCTCTACTACTTGGCGCAGGAGGATATTTTGTTGGAGATGGCTGTGACCGACAACGCTGGCAATGTGGTGCAGCCTGTGAGGCTTGAGAGGACCCAGACCCGGGCTAATATTGATGGAGGGGAGGCTTTTGAGATGAATGCCTTCATCGATATGAGCGGGGCTATTTTGTATAAGGGCGACGATTATGACAATGGGTGCGACTATAGAGCTAACTGACCACCCTACCCTCTACAAGCCCAGCGAGGTTGAGATCGTTGAGTGGGCTGACAAGCACGGTGAGGACCAGGTTGCCAAGATGCTCCTGGAGCGTGAGGAGTTGATCAGGCTGGAGAAGGATGATCCCTTCAATTATCGCCAGGTATTGCCTCACTGGGATGACGCCAAAAAGCTGCTTGATGAGAAGGACCAGATCCTGATTAGCGGAGGCAACCGTAGTGGCAAGACGGCTTTTAGCAGTTGGTATGCGATCAAGATGATGGTGGAGAAGCCGGGCGCCAGGGTTGCGTGTTTTTCAATGACTCACCAGAGCAGTGTGAGGGATCAACAGCCGGCGCTGTATGAGATGCTGCCAAAGGAGTATAAGTCGATGAAGAGGGGCAAGGTGCAGAATGTTAAGTATAGCCAAAAGAATGGCTTTAGTGATGCGACCTTTGTTCTTCCCAACGAGAGCCAGTGCTGGTGTATGGCTTACCAGCAGCCTGGGGATGTCCTGGAGGGGTTTGAGGGGGATCTTGTGTGGTTTGATGAATTGGTGCCGTTCTCCTGGTATGAGACTGCGGCGTATAGGTTGGTGACCAGGAAGGGGAAGATGATAATCAGTGCAACCCCTATAACCGGGTTCACTCCGGTGTATGGCAGTTTTGTGAATGGAGCGGAGCCGAGGCAGACCAAGGAGAGTCCGCTATTACCTGGCAGGGTGAATGTTCCAGGTTGTCCCAGGGGCACGATGCCCTACACGATGAACTGTATGGACGATAATAAAGGGGTGGTGTTTTTCTTCACCTCGATGAACCCGTACAACCCCTATGACCAGATGGAGCGGACGCTGGCGGGGGAGAGTTCGTCCCAGGTCAAGATCCGGGCGTATGGCTATACGGATAAGAGTGCCGGCACCTTCTTCCCTAAATTTAGCAAGGTCCACATCATTGACCCTGGCAAGATCCCAACCAGGGGCACCAACTATATGTGCGTGGATCCAGCCGGCTCCCGGAACTGGAGTATGCTGTGGTTGCGAATAGACGAGGATGGCAAGGCGTATGTTTATAGGGAGTGGCCTGACCAGGAGCATTATGGTGAGTGGGCTATACCAGGTGACAAACCGGAGGGTGATATGGGGCCGGCTCAAAAGCCAGAGGGCCGGGGGCTGAACGAGTACAAGGAGTTGATACGGGAGCTTGAGGGTGGCGAGGAGATTTATGAGAGGTTGATTGATCCCAGGGCTGGTGGCAGTCAGGCAATGACGGCTGAGGGAGGCGAGACCCTTATAGACCTTCTGGATGATGGGGATTATCCTATGAGCTTCACCAAGGGGCCAGGCTTGCCCATCGAGCAGGGCGCCAGCGTTATCAACGAGTGGCTTAACTACAACCCGGATGAAAAGTTGAGCGTGTTAAACGAACCACGGTTGTATGTGAGCAGTGACTGCGAAAACCTGATAGACTGCCTGAAGGAGTTTAGTGCCGCTGGAGGGGAAAAGAATAGATATAAGGACTTTATTGATTGCCTCCGGTACTTGATGACCTATGACCCCATATATGTCGATGAGAACACATATAGGGCCACTGGCGGTGGTGGATATTTATGATTGATGAGCTAAAAAGGAAGGATGGTGCGCTGATCAGCCAAAAGGAGGCTGTGAGGTATAGTGGGTGGTCACCCGGCTACCTGAAAAAGTTGATGGAGGCAGGAGCGATCAGGAGTTACATAACCCTGGGAGGCAAAGCCAAGGTGTTTAAAAACGATATAATAACAGAGCTAGAGAGAGGATCAGTTTATGGAACAAAGTGACAAGTTAGTAAAAGCAAGTGAGACCCCCGATGTAAAGGAACTCCAGTCGGAGTATAGGAGGTCCATTCACGAGGGGTTCACCAGTGAAAGGTTGAGCTATAGCGACAAGCACCGATTGGCGAAATGGAGTTCGCAGAGTGATGACTTTAAAAAGCACTCGGAGTATTTGTCGGAGGGTGGCAGTGCGTTTCCCTGGGAGGGTGCAGCCGATACCAGGCAAAGGTTGATTGACACAACCATACGCAACCTCCTGGACATCCTGATGGTGGCGTTTAATCGCAGTCAGGTGAAGATCAACCCGGTGGAGACCGGCGACCTGGAGGCGAGCACGGCACTCAATCAACTGTTCAGGTGGCTTGTTGGGTCGAGGCTATACAACGAACTACAGCGGGAGGCTGAATTGTTTGGCGAGTATGCGCTGACCTATGGGTTTAGCGTGATGTTTGTGGGGTGGGAGCAGTCTAGTGCCCTCAAGCTGCAAGACATCAAGCTGGAGCAGTTGCTGATGATGGCCCAGGAGGCGGACCCCAACTCGCTGGCGGCGGAGTTGCCTGAGTTGATCCAGAACCCGGAGGCGGAGGACCAGGCGGCGGAGTTGTTTAAGGAGATCCTGGGAGTAAAGAAGTCTCGAGCCAGGAAAATGATAAGGGAGTTGAGAAACACCGGGGAGACCCAGTTTCCCACGCCCTATACGCACAAGAACCAGCCAACGGTTGTGGCCCTCAAACCCTATGAGGATGTGAGCTTTCCACCGGAGACGCTGGATCTGCAAAAGGCCAGGGTGATCTTCAGGAGGGTCTATATGACCGAGTTGGAGTTGAGAGCCAAGGTTGGTGACGATGGGTGGTCTGAGGAGTTTGTTGAGGCGGCTATAAACACCGCCGGCAAAACGAGTGAATCCCTCACCAGGGACATCTCGGTGAACAACCTTATCACCAATGAGGCGGACTCAACCGAGAACCTGGTGGAGGTCATATACGCCTATACAAAGCAGTTGAACGAGGATGACATCCCTGGCGTGTACTGCACTATATTCAACGCCTATGCGACAGGCGATGGAGAGGATGATCTGTATGCAAAGCACGAGTTGTTGGATTACGCGCACTGTATGTACCCGTTTGTGGAGTTTCGCCGTGAGCGCCCCGCCAGGCGAGCTATAAGCGAGAGCCGGGGGGTGGCGGAGATAAGCGCCTGTCACCAGGCCGAGTTGAAAGCGCAGAGGGACAGCATCATCGACCGCACAGCGTTGGAGACGATACCTCCTGTGCAGTACAACCGGCGCCTGGGTATGGCAAACCACCTGGGGCCGGCTGTGATGGTGCCGGTTCACAAGCCTGGCGACTATATGCCGTTACAGTTGACCGCAGGGGTGCCGGCCACCTCGATGTCGGTGATCGAGTTAATACTCCAGGATGTGGCGGAGTACTACGGTCTGGCTCACCCCAACATCCCGCCAGGCAACACCACTATGAAACAACAGGCGACAATCAACAGTTGGTTGTCATCCTGGACAGAGATCTACCAACAGATGCTGGTGCTAACGCTTCAATACCTGGAGGGAGATGATCTTACCAGAATCCTGGGTTTCCAGCTACCGCAGATGGATCTGGATATGATGCCTGACTTCATACTGAAGTTTGATGCCAGGGACCTGAACGATGACTATGTGATGAAAAAACTGGAGATCATCGCTCAACAGTTATTGCCAATGGACGCCGGTGGCAGCATCGAGAGAAATGCGCTGATGTCCAAGATGGTGAGGTCGATAGCGCCTGACCTGGCGGACGAGATCCTGATCGACCAGGGCAGTGCATCTCAAAAGATCTTTGACGAGGTCAAGGGTGAGGTTGGGGGTATGATGCTGGGTAACGAGGCTACCTATCGGGAGAATGATCCCTCTGCCCAGACTCGATTGCAGTACTTCCAGGAGATTGTCCAACGCAACCCGAAAGCCCAACAAGCCGCCGGGGAGGATGAGCAAGTGGCCGCACTGTTCCAGAACTACCAGCAGAACCTGGAGATGTCCTTGCAGCAACAACAAAACGCTCAAATCGGGCGTATAGGAGTTAAACAGGTACAATGACATCCGAGCAAATACGGCAATATCTATTGAGCCAAAACGCCGATGATCAATGGAAGGCTATAATGTCCATACTGGACCAGGCGGCGGAAGCGGAGATAGGTTACGTTTGTGGCGCCGGCCTAACCCCGGACGAGCGATCCCACTCGGCTGGGCGCCTGGACGCTGTACTGTCCACCAAAAAACTCCTGGAGGACGCAAAAGAAGACGCAATCAAAACGCTATAGTAGAGACCGTTTGAGAATATAACCTAACAACTCTCTGTTGTTGTCGGGACCCGTTGCTTCGTTATTGGGGCAACGGGTTTTTCTGTGCCCCTCCCTACAAGGACACTGACCGGTTTCTGGCAACCACTAACTGCCTGGACATTATGGCTGAAGAGCAAAGCGAGGCGCTGACCGACTCGCAAAAAGAAGGTGACGGTCTGAATAACTTAGGGGGTCTTATAGACCAAGCGGGACTTGCCCGGATATTCGCTGGAGAAGGCGAAACCGAGCAGGAGGCGAAAGAACCCGAGCCTACGCAACCCGTTGAACAAGAAGCTGAACGGGAGGAAGAACCGGAGAACCAGCCATCGAGTGATGGAGATGGTGCCGGGGAATCAGAGAACGATCTTTCTCATAGCGATACTGAACAGGTATCGGAGGACGGGGATAAGTCGGATGGGCTGTTAAAGCGCATCTCCAAGTTGACTGCAATCCGCCGCCAGGCCGAAGACCGGGTAACCGGACTTGAGGGCGAGGTGGCAGAGCTTAGGGGCCAACTAGAGGATGCAAAAGCTACCCCTCCACCGTCTCCCAGGTCTAACGGCAAGTACCAGGATCTTACAACGGTCCAGGCGGTTGACCGCAAGATCCAGGAAGCGGAGGAGATCAATGACTGGGCGGAGATGAATCCACTCGGGGTCATTGAAGGCGACAAGGATTATTCCACTGAGGATGTGGCTCGAATCAAGGTCAACACTCGCAAGGCGATTCGAGAGATGAAAACCAGGCGGGAGTCGATCCAGGTGGAGTCACAAAACTCGGTGATGGTGGATGACGCATTTCCATATTGGAAGGACCGTACATCGCCAATGTACCAACAGGCACAAGAGATAATCCGCAACAGGCCAGACATAAAACATTCCCCAACCTGGAAGATGGATGTGACGATGTACCAACTGGGGTTGATGGCATTCCAGGAGTTAATGGACTCCAAGGGAAAATCAAAACAAGCCAGGAGGGCACCAGCACAACCTTCTTCTCCCGCTGCGGCACCTAAAAAGTCCAAAGCGCCGACTGCCAGGGAGGTATTCCTAAAGAGAGGAGATCGGGACTCACTAACCGAAGCATTAAAGGAGATTATTTAGAATGGCACAGCTTTTTGAACATAACTTCCAGGGCGATGGCAGCACAGCCGCGACTGGACCTAGCAAGCGAGAGGACCTCGCAGATTACATTGCGTTAATAGACGCAAAAGATACGCCTTTCACGAGCGTAGCGCCCAAGGGGAAAGACCTGGGCAATATGTTCCATAGGTGGCAAGTCGACCAATATGAGGGGGCGACCACCGAAGGATTCGTAGACGGCAAAGATATTGCCACCACGGCATCCA